CATGTTTTCTATCAGTGCTGTTGGAAGGTAATAGATACTGCGGGCGGATCAGGCCCGTAATATACCAACTATTTTGTCTTCCTCGATTTCACATACTCCTTGATGAGTTCGTGTTGTCGATCCTTGGCATTTTCTTGCTGGTCGATACTCCGTTCCAGAAGTTTCAGTTGACCCTGTGCTCGAGCCTGTTCTCCGTGTAGTTCCTTGGCCCGTTCCTGGGTTACTCCGGACTCTTGCTCCACGAAATTCAGGTTCTTCTGGTCAGTATCGGACTGGATGTTCGCAGCCTTCACACCTTCGGTACCTGCCTTAGCTCCAGCTAGCTGAGCGCCGGCCTGGTATTGCATGGCTTTGGCCTGGATTTCCATGATCTCGGCTTCGAGTTTGGCGATCTCGAGCTCTCGAATCCTTTGTTGCAGGGGATCGGGCTGAGGCTGGTAGGCTTCGATCTTCCGAGCCAGGTCAGGCATCTTCCGCAGGCGTGCAATGTCGGACAGGATCATCTTGTTCAGTTCCTGGTCCCCGTTCGGAGCCGTGGTCTGGTACATGAAAGCCAGCTGCTCAGCCTTGTTGTTGTCCTCTTCCGCGGTCGAGATACCTAGCTCGAGGTCGAAATGCCCCGATAGGTCGTCACGGCGGATGGGAATGAACTCGTCGTTGGTCACCCGGACCACTTCCTCGTCAGAGAGAAGCTCCGAGTTCATCGCAATCATCTTTCGACCGATCTTGATGATCCCGTTCTTCAGTCGACGTAAGATTCCGAGCTCTCGCTTGGACGCAGCGTCCAAAGCCCCACGAACACCCGCTGCAACGTCTCCCAGAGCAGCTCCAGAAACACCTTGGGTCCAAGACTTCACACCGGTGAGGGATTCCGCATCGAAGTTCTGCAGCTGCAGCATGAACTGAGCAGAATTCGGGATTTCCGGGTAGGTGTGCATGAAGATGCCCTGCCTCGGATCCACGTTTGCGTTGAATTCGTAGTCCTGGCCCTTGTCGAATCGACGTCGGTTGGTCACATCGAGCATGTCTCGACGGATACCCGTCTGCCCGTTGGCAGACTTACCCATGATGTCGATCATTCCTCGGGTTACCGCACCGATAACCTTCTGGTTGTCCTCCAGCAGAGCACCATCAGGCTCACCGTAGGTGGCTCGGCGCACCGGGAGATACTGTTCCACGACGAATGGGACGCCCTTATCGGGGAACGGGCTCTCTTCTTCCCGAATCTTGACGTCTCCTACCCAAGCCACGACGATCGACTTGACCGTACCGCTGCCGTCGATGTCCCATTTCCCCCAGTACTGGTGGACGATGAACTTCTTGCGGGGCTCGTCGTTGAAGTTGAAGTTGGTAGCACCACCGTTCGGTGCGTGATCCGGCTGACTCAGAATCGAGTTGTTGGCAACCGAGATCTGATCGAGGTTCTTGTAGCGCTTGTCTTTGCGGAGAGTAGCCAAGCACGACTCGAAAGTCTTGATGGCGAAGCCACACTTCTCCATGTCCCCCATGCAAGTGGGGTCGAACACGATGTTTCGGTGGTCACAGACCTCCAGCGTCGGTCGATTGACGACCGTCCGCTTGCGCGTCTCTGTTTTCTGCCCGATTCCCATCGGTTCGATAGGCTTCCCGTGCTCCACGGTAAGGTCGTGAGCTTCCTTGAGCTCTTCCGGGACGTCCGTGGCGTACTGACTGGGTGACTGCTCCTTCATCTGAGCCAGTTCTTGGTGCATCTGGGCCCATTCCGGGTTTACGACGAACTCGAAATCAGGCCCAGTCCACTGGTACTCCTCTTCTTCGAACTCCCAGCCCACCTCAACGATCACGGTGCCCTCGTCTACCGCGGCACGGACGTATTCGTCGACAAACTTCGTCTTGTCGATCGCTGAGTTGAACTGGTGGTTCAACAGCAACTGGTTCTGTTTGGCTGCATCTCGGTCTTCCCAGGTCTTTGGCTTGACCTTGAAGATGTCCTCGGTGCTCAGGAACGGCTCACTCAGTGCGGCATACCGCCACTCAGCCTGCTTTCGAATGAGCTTCGGGACGATCGCCGAGTTGCCAGCCGGAGGATTGACCTTGGCCTTGCCCGTCACGTTCAAGTTGTCCAACCAGGTGTTGATCCTTGTGACCTGGGCATCGTGGATGGGCTTCGCATCCATCAAGTCTTGCTTGAGGTCAGTCAGCTTGGGTGGGTTCTTCCAGTCGGTAAGCTGAGGAGTTTCCCGCGCAGTATCTTGGACTTGTTCGCTCATAGTGGCCTGTATACCTTTGTAGCTAGAATCTCTTCATTCACACCAGAAAGTACCCGAATATGAGAATCCAGGCCCTCCATAATGGTTTCATTATGCCAACAAAAGGTTCGGGTTACTCCGAAGGCTGAATATGACCATCATCCGTGTCGTCGAAGGTGAAGATAGCCCCCCATTTCAACCGATCGCCGTTATCGAGCGTTTGGAGGATCGTTTTCCTATTCTGGTGAGCGACGAAGCGCTACGGGGACCGACTGGTCTTCCAGGTGAAGACGGGGATCCGGGCACTCAAGGACCGGCAGGTACTACAGGCCCCGCGGGCCCAGCTGGACCGACAGGCCCAGCCGGACTGAATGCAGATGTCTTTCTTCAAATCGCGGCGTCGGACATGGACACCGAGCTGACGGTTGGACTGGACTGCGCGTACGCACCTGCTCCGTGCTCGTTCACTATCACGGAAGTCAGGGCCTCAGTGTTTTCCCCCCCAACAACTGGCGTTGTTGAGGTAGCTATCGCCATCAACGGAACATCCATCCTCGGGACTGCACTGACTATCGACACCGGTGAAAAAAGCAGCGTCACCTCGTCAGCCCCGTACTCCTTGACTACTACCACCATCACAAGCGACGCTCTAATTGCGATCAGCCGCTTTCCTACAGGTACCGGAGCCAAGGGCCTGGTCGTCACGATCATTGGGGTGCGTACGTGATCATCAACCCGTACAACTTTGGTCCTTTTGACCCGATGTTCTCCGACGTAGTACTACTGGTTGGGGCCAACGAAGAAGAAGGCACGATTCCCCGTGACTTGTCTTCCAATGGGATCATTCCCTCAGGAACACTGGTCACAGCGGCAGACCCAAACTCATTTACTGGTGTGGCACTGGCGTGGGCACCAGCAAACAGCTACCTCCTGTACAGCAAGCCTGGTGGTTTTCTCCCCAACGACACGGACGACTTTTGTATCGAAGTGTGGGCCGACATCGCGTCGATTACCGGAGGTAATTCCAGCTACGTCAACTGGCGACACACGTTTGTCCTTGCGTGGGATTCGGTGCTTTCAAAGAACGCCGCCGTGTTCAGCGCCAATGGCACCAGTGACTCATTTGTCTCTTTTGCGGGTGGAGCAGGGGGCTCAACAGGGTATTCGGTGAATCTTTTGTCGGGTCTTTTTTCTGGACTTGGGCTCAACCGCTTCTCCCGCATGCACTTCTGTATTCAGCGACAAGGTCTTAACTTGTATTACTACATCAACGGTCGTTACGCAGGCCAGGAGTTGTTTGGGGCAGATTACCGAAACCCAGACGAGGTCTACTTTGGGAGCATCGGTGGCAGCTTTGACTCCACGGGCACCGCCGAATGGCTTCGCATGACCGTGGGGGTGAGATACCCCCATGTTTCTTCATCGCAAGGTGCGGTGAACTTTGCCGTGCCGACCGGCCCCTTCCCGACTAAGTAGTCACACCCAGCCGCCCCGTTCCAGTCGGGTATTGCAGTCACCAAAGTCGACCTGAATCCCCTTGGCCTCCAGCTCCTGGCAGGCCGCCTCGTACTTCGCGTAGTAGCTGTTCCCGGTGTGGAACTCATTCGTCATGCCAGCCGGGTTGTGAACCCGACTCGCCACGAAGTACAGCAGCGGAATCAAGTGGCTCCGGGGCAGCTCGAGCTCCACCAAGGCAGGGTCGTACTCACCAGACGGCACCACCAACACCGGGTGGTTGGCCCGATAGACCACGGTCAGGTTGTCAGTCACCAGGTCGTCGGGAATGTCCACTTTGGTCAGCATGACTTGAGGAACCCGCAAAGTATTCAGGCTGGGCGTGAAGCAGCTGTAGGTATCGCTGGCCTGGTTCAAAGCCATATCCACATCCCCATCTGTCAACACACGCTCGATCTTCAACAGATCTTCGATCTGAAGCTGATACGTGTCGGAGTCAGTCTGGACCGGGAACTTCAGACGACGCTCTTTCAAGTTGAATCGAGTGAACAGCTGACTCAGGCCCAGATTGATATGACCCACCACCTTTGAGTAGTTGGTTGAGTCGATCACACCAGCAGCTGCCCCTCCGATGCTGAGTTGAGAAAACTCGCTACCGGTCAGGTGATTAAAGACTTCTTGAAGGTTCATAGATACCTCTTAAACAATGTATGACGCCATGCGGTCGATTCGATCTTCGTGAACGTCCAGCTCCCACATGTTGCTGACGCTGTCCCGGCTATCTGACAAAGGCTGCAACGGGGCTTCTTCCGAGGGTTTCCAAGGGCGTAGCGAACCGAGCATCGAAATCGTATCGATACCGTCGTCGTTCTTGCTTTTGAAACCACTCACCGAAGCCAGGCTGAGCTCGTTCACCAGCTCTACGATCGGGGCTTCAAGTTTTCGCTCGATCGGTAGGAACACCTTGCGGGCCTTGAACAAAGGTACCACGGTGTTGAACCTCACCAACTTGTTCGTATTGGGCCTCAGTCCGATCTCTTTGCTATCTGGCTCGGAGGCCAGGCTGAAGTACTGGTTTCGCTCCAACATCTGGGACTGAATCCAGGCGATGAATCCCTTCTGCTGGCCGGAGATTTCGATGCCCACAGATTGGGGCTTGTACATCTGGGCCAGACGGAACACATCATCGATGTTCTTGTCCATCAGTTGGCGCTTGCAGATGCCATCTACCCAGAGCCAGTCGCCCACATTGTTGTAGGCCCAGACACTGATGAACGAGTAGTCAGACTTCTGTTTCTCACTCGTGGCGAAGTCGGTCGTGATGTAGAAGTTGAAGCGGCTCTTGTTCCGCAGTACAGCATCGAGCTTGTACCAACCAATCTCACTGTCCTGTACCAGACGCTCTTCCTCGGACATGATCCGAAGCATCAACTCCTGGTTGAAGGTTTCGACCTTCCCCAGCTTCACCGCGGTGTCGTACTGCTCCTTGACGTAGGCGTACGTAAACCGATCGGGCCAGGAGCCACGGAAATCCGCCTCCTCGCAAGGAAACACTTCACACACCGGGAATACGTTGACGGTCCAGGCACCCGACTCGACCGCCTTGTACAGGGGATCCTTCGCATTGAAGGGCGTCCCCGACCAGATGATCATGTTCCGGGTCGGGTGCAACGCGTAGTTCACTGCCTTGTAGACCGTATCCTCGACTGCCGAGATAACGGTCGTCGACCGTGCATCCTCGTCGCTGATCAAGTCGTCGAGTACCGCCAGGACAGGGCGGATACCCATTTCCTTGGCACCCCGGACACCAGTCTTGGCGCCGTAGCCTTTGACGATGAACGTCTTTCCGTCAGCGTTCTTGAACTCCCACCGGATGTCCGTGAACCGGATCTCCGGGACATACTCCCTCAGGAAGTCGGAGTTCTCCCACCGGAACTCCAGGTTCTTTCGCATGTTCTTGACGCCGTTCTCGATCGAGTCGGAAACGTAGAGCGCCAGGGGCACGGGACCGAAGCCAGGAATCTCACCGTAGGTGGCGATGTACAGGAACAGGTACTCACCCATCACCGTGGTTTTGGCGATACCCCGGTGGCACAGGTTGATGATCCGCTTCCCTCGATTGGTCAGCGTATCCAGCATCCGGTAGTGGACGAGAGGAGTCTTGTGCTCCTCACCCTGCTGGCCGTTGACCAGCTTGATGAACGTCACGAACTCGAGCGCGAAGTCACTCGGGATGTAGTCGTCGTTGGCAGCGTAGTCCGTGGCGTTGAGGTACTCCTCGACTTTCCACGGAGCCAGCGCTGTACCGACCGGGTCATGGACCGCGGCAGCTACCTTCTTCAAAGCAAAGGGAGCACTCACGCGACTCGGCCCTTCCAGGACGAGAAGGCTTCGAAGTTGGGTCTCCGGTTCTCGACCGGCTGGTACTGGAACCGTGGCATCTGCATCGCCGGCTGAGGGTTGGCGAAGTCCAGGTCAGCCACGTTCACTGGCTGCCTGTTCTGAGGCATCGTCTGAAGGAAGGCCTGCCAGGGATCCGGGCCAAACGCAGGCATGGGAGCCGGAGCTTCAGCAGCCTGAGCCAGGATCTGAGGCGGAGTCTCTACGGGAACCGGAGCAACCTGGGCTGCTTCCTGCTGGGCCACGGTCTGAGCCGGCATCCGACCCAGCCGAGCCACCACCTGTTGGCCGTACTGCAGGGTGTTGGGTGCGTTCGGGTTCATGGGGTCGGAAACCGCGATACCGCGGCGAGCCTTCTCCAATCCACCCGGGCCACCGTAGTAGCCAGCCGCCGTCAGCTCAGGCACCCCACCACTGAGTTTGTCCAGCTTCTTCAGGTAGCGGATGCCAGCTCGAGCGTTGTGCTCAGGGTTGTCGATCGACCACCCCTTGTCGGCCATTTCCCCGAAGGTACCGGCCAGCACCTGCATCCCACCCACCGCACCACGGTTGGATGTCTTCGTGTTCGAACCACTACCACTCTCTTGCTGGTAGATGCTCCGAGCCAGGTCAGCGAGTACTCCGGTGACCCCTTCCGCTTTCAAGGCGGATTCAAACTGATCTGGTTTACCGGACATACTCCGCTCCTATTTGGAGCCCAGAGTTTACCGCGGTATCTAAATACTCCCCCAGATACCCGGCCAGGCCTATTTCACTTCTCTGGATTCGACGTCCACAACCTCGGCCATCCGAACCTTGGAGTGAGCCACCGACTGGGCCGTCGTGACTCCCGCCTCCATCGCCAGGCGCTGGGCCCGTACCAGTTCCATCGTAGCCAGCCGCAAAGCACCGATCGAGCTGTCCTCCTTGACGTTGAGATCGAGCTCTACCTTCGTCTTCTCCGGCATCTTCAGGTGAGTCAGCAGGGAGTTGGCCGCATCCGTCCGAACCTTCTCACTGTTGGCTGTCACCATCAGATCAGCCTGGACGTTCAGCGCTCGCTGATATAGATCCTGGTTCAGAACATAGCTCGGGATGAGCGTCTGTTCGTAGATCAGGTTGACCAGCTTGGACTTGTTGTACGCAGTGCAGTAGCTGGCAATGTCCTTCGAAGCCACCCCTTGAGCCACGAACCGAGCGTACTTGTCGGGGAATGTCTTGGTGTAGGCCTCGATATTGGTCGCCCCCATCAGCTTGTGGGAGACGTACTTCACTGCACTGATGTACTCCTGGACCTTGAACCGCCCATCGGCCATCACCTTGGTGTAGCTGAGGAGGTTATCCCGGAAGGCCTCGTACTCCTCTGGATCCGACAGGGTGGCATTCACCTTGTCGATCAGCTCCTGGTTCACCGACTTCTTCACCTTGTCGGGAAGAGCCAGCTGGAACTGCTCCACAGTTAGAGCCATGGGAGAAACAACTGCAGGGGTAGTGGACATTACTCGCCAGATAGTTAGGGTATCGGGTGAGTATAGCGGAGCAATATGTAACCGTAGGGTTAGGGAGTTTCCAAAAATTCTATGGG